GAGGCGACTGCCTGCACGACGGCGGAGACCACGAAGATGTAGGTGCCGATGGCGGGCAGCGTGATGCGCGAAGCCTTGCCGCCCGAGGTCACGAGGCTGATGCCCGCCGTGCTGTCAGTCGTATTGAAGGTGATGACTTGCGCCGTGTTGGTCGCGGCAATGGTCTGCGTCGTGGTGTCGTAGACCATGATGTGCGGCGTCGGGCCGATCCGGTACGTCATTAGATCACCCCCCAGCCGGTGTTGTTCGATACCATGGTGATGCTCTGGTACTGGACCGGCAGGAGCTGCGTCGCGGCGCCGTCGATGAATTCGCCGCCGGCGGCGGCCACGGTAATGACGCCGGTGCCGCTGTTCTTCACGGTGAAGATCTGGCCCCGAATGCCCGTCGCCGTGGGCAGCGTCACGGTGAACGTATTGGCCGTGCAGTCGACGACGCAGTCGTTCGCCGTGACCGTGTAGGTGCCGCTGACCGGGGTGTACTTGACCTTCAAGGCCCCGCCGAGGGCGGGCTGGATCAGCGTCAGGAAGTCGCCCATCAGGCGCTGGATGCCGTTGATGGCGACGACGCCGTTCTTCTGGCAGGTCAACAAATCATCAAGCGAAGCCATTCCCAACCTCCTTGCGGCAACTCAGAAAATTGGGTATGCCATACATATGTACAGAAAAATCTCTATCGCCAGACTGCATGCCCTGCTTCGGTATGACGCCGCGACAGGCGCTCTGTATTGGCACCGCACCTCGCAATGGGTGAAAGCAGGGAGGCGCGCAGGGACGCTGTCGCTGGGTTATCGGGTCATAAGTATCGACGGGTGTGTTTTGCGCGCACACCGCATCGTGTGGGCCATGGCGCATGGCCGTTGGCCTCGTAAGGGCCTTGATCATATCAACGGCCGCCGCGACGACAACCGCATAGAGAATTTGCGTGAAGCTACGCAGAGTGAAAACATGGCCAATGTGCCGCGCGCGAGAAACAACAAGTCGGGAGCCAAGGGCGTGTCGTGGCATGCAGCGGGCCAGAAATGGCAGGCGCACATACAAAAGAACCGAAAGCACCGATATCTCGGCCTTTTTGACACCGTAGAAGAGGCGGCCGCTGCGTATCAAGAGGCCGCGCAACGACTGCATGGGGTCTTCGCGAAGCACTAGAACTTACCCGCAGGCGTGAGACGGTATCGGGGAGCGCCGATGCGCCAGAACGTGTCGACGTCGTTGCTCTCGAATTTGATCGACACGAGCCTGCCGCGCAGCCGCGGTGTGATGTACTGGGTCACCTGCGTCATTGAGTACGGGCCGTGGACACGCGGCGTCTGCCCGGGGTAGTCGGCGACGTAGAACGTCATCAACAGCGTCGCGTTCTGGGCGCCGTTGTAGTAGCCCCACTTGAAGTCCGGCCAGACCTGATCGATGAACGACAGCAGGTCGCCGTCCTGCAAAGTGAAGTACCCCGTCTGGAAGCTCGAAGCCATCGGCTGCCCGTCGGCGTTCGGTGACGTCTCATGCTGGAAGATGAGGCCGCTTGAGGCACCGCCGATGGGCGGCCCAAGTACCGACTGATCGATCCACGCAGTCCGCGACAGGTACCCGAAGTCCCAACCGCCCGTCGACAGCGAGTACTTGACGTAGGCATCAACCTCTCCGCCGCCGGACTGCGTCGGGAAGTACCACGTGATCTCGTTGAAGCGGGAGTTCGGCGCCGCGCGGATCTTGTCGACGTAGTCCGTGTCCAGCTGCTGGAAGATGAAGTCCCACACCGTGCAGGGCAGCGACTTCACGCCGTCGCCTGCGAAGGCGAAGAACTGCGACTGGCTCATCCAGAAGACGCTGTTGTTCAGGAGCCCGACAGCCTTCTTGCCGATCAGGCCGCACCCTACCGCGATCTCGTTGAAATTGTAGACGTCCGGCAGGTTGACGTACTGCATCGACCAAAGCGCGAGGTCGGTCCAGATCAGGCCCTGCTGCGGGCCCTGCAGGCCGCCAACGATGCGGCTGCCCTTGGTCAGCCGGTACGAGCCCGCCTGATTGACCGGCGTCGCGATCCACGAATTGAAGTTGTTCAGGTCGCACCACCGGATCAGCAGATGATCCTGCACGCCCGTGAACGTGGACCCGAGAGCCACGATCTGCCGCTGCGGCATCGCGAGGAACATGCTGTGGTTCGAGATCGGCGCCTGCGGAATGATCTGGGCGTTCAGGAAGCTGGTAGTCGGCGACCACTGGTAGATCGGTCCTCCGGGCTCCTCGTCGAATGTGAGCAGCGACGACGTGTCGGGGCTGGCGATGAGGATCTCGCCCCAGTTGTCGAGGGCCCAGTCTGACGCCTCGACGGGAAACCCCGCCGCCGCGACGGCACCGGCACCCGTCGAGTAGCCGCCGGTTGAATAGCCTCCGGTCGAGTAACCGGAGCCCTCAGTCAGCGGCCCGTAGGTCACGTAATAGATGTAGCGGGCGTCGCCCCCGTTGATGAAACCTGACGTTGTCGCGGTGGCGGACTGCGCCGCCTGAATCGTGAAAGTGCCCGTTGTGGGGACGGTCTGCACGATGTAGTCGCCCGTCAGCGTGACGCCGCCGACGGTCGTCGCGATGAGAACGGGGTAAGTGTCGCCCGGGGAAAAACCGTGATCAGCCAGCGTGACCGTGACGATGGACGCGCCGCTTACCGTATCAAATTCGGCCACGTCGCCGCCGTTAGCCACCGAAGACGTCGCCAGTGCTGGGTCACCCAGCGCGTCGAGGGCCGCGATCTGGTAAGTGGTCGACGACGCGGCAACGCAGGGGTACACCCCAAACAGGATCAGGCCGCCCACGCTGATGTGCGCGGGGATGTAGACCGCGTCGTAGCTGGTGATGTTGCTGCCGCCGCTGCCCACGGTTCCCGCGACTGTCTGGGGCCCCGCCGTGGCGTTCAAGTACGACACCGATCCCGCCGACGAGGCCGTCACAGTAGCGGTCGCGTTGAAGCCCGCAGGCGTCACGCCCGCGACGACGACGGTGCCGCCGACGGGAAATACATGCGTGCCCGCGTACGTGATCGTGGCCGTCGTGCCGTCGCCCGAGGCACCTGTCGTGGCTGCGCTGAACCCGGGGTCGCTGATGGTCACGGTGCTCGACCCGAGGGTCGTCGTGCAGTCGACGCCGGTGTTGGTGTCGAAGACTTGCGGCGTGATGTCTCGCGCCGCGCCCTCGTTGATGACGTAGAGGGAGCCCTCCGGGGTGCCCGCGTTGCCGACGGCGAGATAGTCGTTGGAGAGGTTGTCGCGCCACGCCCACAGGGCGCGCGGCACGCCTGTCAGCGCCGAGGGATAGTAACGCGACCAGCCGCCCAGCTTCTGCACGAGCCCGAGGTTCTCGCGGTCCTTCATGAAGCGGATGAATTGCGTGGAGCTGATCGCGGCTTCGTTCAGCGCAGGCGTGCGCTGGGTGTCGACCGTCGGGATCAGCTTCAGGGTGGAGTGCATGCGCTACCCTCGCGAAGGCGTCGCCGCGACCGCGGGCGCCATCGACGACCACGCACCCGCCTCGAACTTCTTGCGAGACTCCTCGACCGTCGCGCTCTTCAGTAGCGTCTGGTACTGCGTCTCGTAGTTTATAGGCATGCCGGCGTCGTTCGGCTGGCTGGCGCCGAGCGCGAAGTCACGCTGGTAGCCGCTGATGAAGACCATGGAGGCCATGATGAACAGGTCGGGCAGGTACGTGCTGATGAAGGTCGTCGTGTTGGACGCCGACAGGGAGTCGGGGCGGACGGTGCCGACGATCTCGACACTGTAGTTGGCGCTCGGCCACGGCGCGATTAATGCCGTGTTCTGGTCCAGCATCGCCATCCACCGGGGGACGCCCGTCGCCGTCGGCGAGGCATAGACCGTGTCCATCCAGACCTTGGTCGTCGGCAGCAGGTTGACGCGCGTCCCCGAATTCGGGTTCGAGGTGCCGACGGGCGTGATGACGTTGATCTCCTGCACCGTCACGAACTGCGTCAGGGGCCACGTGATCTGTCGGCTTCCTGTCGTGCAGGTGAAGCCGGAAGTGGCCGTGACAGTCGTCAACAGGTCGAGATCGCGGTAGATGCGGTTCTCGGCGTAGGTGATGCACTGCGGCAGGTTGGCGACGAAGTTGACGTCCGCCGGGTCCACCACCGCGAGGTTGGCCAGCTCGGTGACGAACGTGGCGTAGGTCAGTCCGGTCGTCATTTTACCCCCTACCCGCGGGCGAGTTTTTCAAGCGTATTGGTCTTCTGCGCAGAGCCGGCGGAGCTGCCGACCCAGTATCCTACCACTGCCGTGAATGAAGTACCAAGGCTGCCCAACATGATGTTGGCGAGCGTCTGGGAACTCTCGGGGATTTCTTGGCGGATCACGACGTACAGCATCGCGAAGAAACCGAACGTGATCAGTATGCTGATGATCGGCGCGCCCCACGCGATAACCGAGCCAGCCTCGGCGAGCTTTACCGTCTGGTTGCGGGCGTTCTGCACGTCCGCGAGCTGCGCCTGCAGGGTGTCGAATTCCTGCCGGCGAGCGTCGGCCTCAGCCTGAATCATCGCCATCTTGAACTGCAGGGCAAGGTTGGGATCGGCGGCGATGGCCCTCTCGATGCCGGCAGCGTCGGAGGTTCCCAAAAGGTCTTGGGCGATGCCCGTGATCTTGGATACGGCGGCGCCAGTCTTGTCGCCCATGATCCAGCTGGCGACGGTCGGCGCGAGGCCGAGCAGGAGAGGGAGGAAAGGCATTAGGAGGGTGCCCCCTGTGCGTAGCGGAGATCGCTCAAGAACCCGTGGTGGTAGCCGGCGATCAGGTCGGCTTTGTCAGTCCCGTTGATGATGCGCCGCGCGCCAATCGGGTCATCCACCGTGTCGTTGAAGTAGTTCTTGAGGCTCTTGCCGGTGAAGTCTCCCGCCATCATACCTTCGAACATGATCGCGGCGGCGATACGCGGGTCCATGGCGAGGTCAAGATTGGCCAAGAGATCGACGCCCAGCAGGCGGCCCATCTTCTTGTAGTTATCTTCCCACGTGAGCTGGACGTAGCCGCGGCCGTACCACGGGTAGTAGCGCAGGTTCCGCCGGCGCCACTCCTCCGATAGCCAGTAGGCTTCGCGAACCGGCTGCATCGTCATGTTCGTCTCGTGGTAGGTCGTGGCGAGCATGTAGGCCAGCCAGCGGAGGTCCGTCAGCTTGCGCGCCTCCCACTCGTCGAGGATGGCGTCGATGCCGTTCACCTGATCCTGCGTAAGCGTGCCGCCGAACAGGTCCGGGCGGATGCCGTCGAAGAAGGCCTTCCGGTTCGTGCTCATGAGATCCTCAGAGGGAGCTGTACAGGCGGGGACTTGTTTATGCGCAGGCTATCTATCGCGCGCCAACACTCACCGCGGCGTGCTGTGTTCCGGATTCCCGGTGCAGCCTGCTGATGTGCGCGATCATCTCCGCCTCCGTGCCGGTGAATACATGGCCGGCGCTATCGTCGACATGCCCGTCGATAATCGGGCGGACCCACCAAAGGGGTTGGCCGTTTTTGCGGTTACTCATAACGTCCCTCACGAAAGACAGGGTTGGCGTGGTGATCACGGCGCGCGAGCCAGTTCGGCCAGCCACCCGACCAGCCGCGCGCTGAGTGTATGCGAGCCGGTCCCGTCGTCAGTATAGCCGAATCCGTCGACAATCGGACGGACCCACCACAGGGGCTTGCCGTCGCTGCGGGCGCTCACGACCGGGACACCACGAAAGACGCCGTGGCGCAACCGTTCGTCACGTCGCCTGTGAAAAACCGCTGCGTAGTTGAGACGGAATCGGTCCGGTAGGCAGAGGCGCTGATCAGGGTAGCATCCGAAAACAAATATCCGGCGTCGTCGCCGCCCGTAATCATCGGATTAGCGAAGGTGCCGCCGTCTGAAACGCCACGACCAACATATACGCACGGCGCGACGCCGCCGTTCTTTACCTGCGCGGCGATGCCGGTGCCGGCACCGTTCGTCTGGTTGTTTGCGCCGGTAATTGTCCACGTCGTTCCAGCGGTTCCCCGGAAAACATAGATTTCCTTCATGGTGCCGCGCGTGCCCGCTGCCATGCCGGTCAGCGTCGTCTCTGTGCCATCCAGAACCTTGTAGGAAACGATCTGGCGCGTGCCGTGAGTATTTGTGTTGACGCTGTTCTGTGAAACCGTCCAGCCCGCAGGAGACGCGGTTGCGGGGCCTGATGTCGTAGTGTTCTGCGCCAGATCGTACAGCACCGCGAAATCGCCCGACTGTATGCCCGCCGGCATTGAGACGGTGGCGCTGCCTTGCGTCGCGGCGTTGCCGATGAACAGAATTTGCGGATAGGTCGGGATGGTCGGCGCGGGCGGGGCCGGGCTGACCGTGTTCAGGTAGGGCAACCCTCCCGTGGTGCCGCCCGTGATCGACCACTTGCTGTCGAAGCCAGTTGGCAGCCCGGCCTGAAGTTGGGCCTCAGTTTTGGCCTCCACGCCCGTTACCGTCGCTGTTCTACCGACGCTCTCGATGCAATATGCGCTGTTCGTGATCGTGCCGTTGTTTAGCCCAATGACGGCATTCGTGCCAGAGCTTCCCGAAGATGTGCCGAACACCAAAGCCTGATCGACCGTGCCGCCAGCCTGATTTTGTCCGACTGCACCCGCGACACGAATACTGCCTGTCGCGGCACCGAACGTCTCCAAGTGGTCGATGACGCCGCTCGACCGATTGAGGCCCACGCCACCGCTCACGTTCTGGACGCCGGTTGCGTTGCCCAGAGCCCAGTTCTCAGACAGCGTTCCGTAGTTGTCGCCAACAAGACCGCCGACGCGGTCGTCTATACCAACCGCGTTGCCCCGCGCGATGTTCCGCGCAGCCAAGGAGTTGGTTTCAGACTGACGCCCCAGAAGGCCACCGACATCGGCAGCGCCCGACGCACTTCCGAATGCCTCGTTGTCAAGAACTTGACCTTCTAGGTTGATGCCACCTAACGCGCCAGCATAGTTCGCCACGTTGACGCTCGTGGAGCCGACGACATCGATGTAAGTCTCGCAGTTCTGCACGATTGCCGTGTTGAGCGTGCCCTCGCCTTCGTTCTTGCCGTTGGCCCCAAAGATGACGCCCTGCCAAGCCCCGGTCGTTTCATTGGTTCCAAGGAAGTTCGTGACACCGGGGCTCATGTTGCCGCTAGGCGCGAAGCAGCTACCAGAGCGAACGATGACGCCGTCGATCAAACCCCAGTTCTGGCCGCAGCAATTAGCCAGATAGGTGTTGAAGCCGTCGATGGTCAGCGAGACGTTGGTGTTGCACTCGCCGCCAATGATCTGGCCCGTCACGTTGTTCAAGCCGACAAGGCCGCCGTTGTTGGAACCGCTGCTTGACGAAATGACCGTCGCAGTCGAACTACAGTTCTCAATTAAACCGTTGTTTATCGCGGCAAGCGATCCGATCTTATTGCCGTTCACGAACATCGGGCCGAGATACCCCACCAGACTGACGTTGGTGAGCGCGAAATAACCCCTGATTGTGAGGTCCCTTACAACGCCGGCTGAACCGATATTAGCGAACAGGCCATCGTTGGCGCTGGGCGACGAGTTGAGAACCGTGATATTGGAGATCGTGTATCCGCCGCCGTCGAATGTGCCGGTGTAGACAGACGAGATGATGCCGCCGCCGGCTGTAAATACGCCGTCGCGCACGGCGTTGTAGTTCCCCCGCATCGTAACATCGGCCGAGGGATTGGCGTTCAGGACCGTCCCGAGCTGGCGCAGGCTCGTGACTACGCCGACACCAGAGACGAGCCAGCCGGGGCCGGCTTTAAAGAGGAGGCGTCTGATGGTCGGCTGCACGATTAGACGCCAATCGAAGAAAGCTTGATCGTGAAGACTGTTTCGGCTTCCGGCGTGAATGCCGCTGAGGTTACGAGGTACCCGAACAAGGCCCCGCCCGAAGGGATGCGGTACTGCTCGTCGATGCCTGTGGTCTTGACGTAGAGGGTCGAGCCAAGATCAACCGGCGTGCCAAGGGGGATAGAGCCGAGGTAGCTGGCGCGGTCGCCCGACGGCAAATCCCACGCAGCAGCATCTGCCAGAGCCGAAGGCGGCGTTACGCTGTAGAGCTGCAGCGCAAAGTTCGATATGCCCGCGGGGAGCGAAGCGGTGTCGATCTGCAACTCCGCCTTCGTGATCAGGACACCGCCGCCGCCTGACGGGCCGATGGTCGCAAAAGTCATCGCCGCCACCAAGGAGCCTACCACGTCGCCCGCACCGTACGCCGTCGTGTTGTTCGGGCGCGTGAAGGTACTCGACGAAGTGTAGGCGAGGCCTTGCGAGGTAAGAATGCCTCCCGAAGGCGAACCAGCGGTGCCCCCACCGACTATCAACAGCCGCCCGTTGACGTCCGTCTGGATAGTTGAGGAGCCGCCGTCCGAGTAGGACGGCAGGCTGATGTTGTATTGGCCGAGGATGGTTGTTGTTGCCATGGCGTTCAGTAAAACTCCAAGTTGAGCTGTCGTTATCCTGACCGATACCCCTGCCTGCACAGCCTCAAGCAGTTCGCCGCCGTTCAAGGCAATGGCGACAGGCAGATTGGGAATTTGAATGGCCGACAAAGTTAAACCCTCCGATTACGTCAGCGGCCCTGTTTCAGGCACGTCAGTGTTGTTGTAGGGCAGGCCCGGATCGTCGTCGCCCGGAGCGTTGGGGTCGGTACCCGGCTGCTCGTTGAGGCTCCCCGGGGCGGCGCCGGTCTGCTGCGTCACCCGGGTGTCGTCGTCCTGCGTGATGCGCCCGTCGTTGCCGGGGATCGGGATGCCCGTCCAGAAGTCGACGGTGTCCTGACCGCTGGTCGTGCGGCGTGTCGTGGACGCGGCGACGAAGTCCTGAACACGGGGGTTCTGGATCGGCACCGGATCCGCAGGGATCACGATGGAGCGCAGCTGCTGCTGCTGGTCGTCGTTGCATTTGCGGCAGACGAGGACGCGCGTGTTCTGCAGCGTCGTGCCGCGCCAGTCGAATTGCCAAGCGAGGCTGATGTGGTTGTAGCGGAAACCGCAGCGATCACAGATCGCGTGAGCCTGCGGATTGCTCGGGCTAGTTCTGGCCCTTCCCGACCGTGATGCGTATCCCATGTGTCACCTCACGGCCGGTAGTAGCCCGCCAGTTGCGGCGAGATGTATTGCTGCGCAGTTTCGATGTTCTGATCCGCTGCGATCTTGTAGGTCTCATCGGCGACCGCCTTGAGGCCTTGCGCGATCTGCGGGTTCCACACCTTGGCGAGCCGGTAGGCGAGGCCGTCAGCGAAGGCTTCGAGCCACAGGTACGGGATTTCGACCGTCTGCCCGCTTGAGAACTCCGAGTCCTGCAGCCGGCGCACGCGGTAATACTTGAGGGTCGAGGTGCTGGTGCCATCCGGCACCGGCCAGAGCGTGACCGTCGGGCTGATGAGACGGTCGAACCAGAAAGACGTGGGGAAGCCCTGCTGCGCCTTGTTCGGGTACGAGGCGTACTCCGTGCGGCTGACGGGCATGATGATACGGTCAGTGTTCGACCCGCCGTCTGTCGTCACCATGTAGGCGTCGAGGATCATGACCGTGTTGGCGTCGACCGCATACGTCGAGACGCCCTGCGTCACGGGCGTCGTGACGAGGTCGACGGCCCACAGGTTGACGCCTTGGTTCGACCACGTCGCCAGCATCATGTTCGTCGCCATACGGGCGCTCTGCATGTGCTCCTGCACGAGCGACGTCGGCCTGATCTGGCAGAGATTGAAGGCGTAGAGCGTCAGCTCGCCGAGAGAGGGGTCAAACGTGTAGGTGCCGCTTGTGGTCATCGGGTATTCCTCTCCTACAACAACATGAGGAAGTTACCGTCGGAAGTTCCCGCCGGGGGGGCCGTGAACACCCAACCAGAATTATTGCCGCCGTTGGTGCTGTTAGCGCCAGCATACCACGTAGCGCCGCTGCTTGTGGCGGTGCTTCTGCTGATGGTCAGGTAGTCAGCACTGACAGTCCCCGTACTCTTGAACAATGTATGAGACGCGGCGGTGGCGCTTTGTATTGTAACCAAATTCCCCGCCGTTCCGCTCACACTCCAGTTGGCGATGGTCTGCGTCGTGCCCGACGTAAACGAAAACGTAGTCGGCTGAACAGTATTGGAAAGCGTCCCGAACGTGTTGCTGCCGGTGACGACCAACGCACCGGCCCCCGCATTGGCCACCGTTATCCCGCTGTAGTCGCCGCCGCCCCCGGCAAAAGTTTTGGACGATGCAGAGTTTAGCGCGATAGTGCCTGTGCCGGTGGTGGTCATTCCGGAGGAGGTCACAGTCCACGGCGCGGTGCCGCTGATTGTCCATGTGCCGGACCCGATGACGATTGCGCGTGTGGCTGTGCCGGAATCGGCTCGGACGCCCCCCGCCGCGTCCGTCAGCGTGACGTTGAAGCCGTTCGCGTCAAACGTACCCCGAACTACCGCCACCCCATCGTTAGACGCCTTAGAACAGGTAAAATTGTCTTGCAGTTCAACAATGGTAGAGGGCGCGTTTACCAGCACGCCTGCAGTTGAAGTAATTCCCGCAGACGTAAACAACTGAGTTGTTCGGCCATAAAAACCAAAACTCTGGCGAAACGCGGTGCCGGTGAACGAGCAGCCGGTGCCAAATATCAGGTTGCCATATATTTGCACACCAAAATCAGGAAAAGAAGAACCGGGCGATATGGAGAGAATCATGTCGGAGATGGCCGCGACCCGCGCCGACATGTCCAGCGTTCCGACATACGGCGGTGTGTCGGAATTGAACGTCACCGTCGCGCCGTCATTCAGACCCGTTGTGCTGAAGATGCAGGTATCTTGGGGAAGCGGGAAGTTAGCGGCGGAAGGTGTTCCGATGGAGGTCAACGCCCACGCTGTCGCTGTCCACAAACCGCCCGCAGCCAAGTTCCAATACACCGTCTTCGGCGCGGTAAATGTGACGCCTGAATTACCTTTGCAGTCGCCAAGGCTGCTCCCCGAAATAGGCGCTGCTGAGCCTGCAATCGTAATATCGCGGAAATCAACATTATCACCGGAAAAAGCGTTGCATGTGAGCGTTACTGCGGTGCCTACCGTAGCCGAACGCAGGAAAGACCGGTTGGCGAGTGACGCACCTGTGGATATTGAAAGAGTGCCCGTGACCGTAGCCCCCAAAGGGGAAGACACAGTCAACGTCCGAAAATTAAAAGTTGCGGACGTAAACGACAGATTTCTGAACGTGCCTAGATTAGACATGGTAGGCGCGCTGGAGGCGGAAGTAATATTCACATCGTAATAAGTTTTGCTGTTGAAATTTACGGTACCGGTTGAGCTAATATTCAATACTGACGTGCCTGCGTTAATCGTTGTCGTTCCGGTAGAGTTATCGGTATACCCAGACGTAGATATCGTGCTGGAACCCAAATTCAGGGTTTTTGCTGACGAGCCGGTAAGTTGAAACACCCCCGTGGCGAGTGTCAGGTTGTAGTTTCCGGTATCGAACGTGCCCGCTGAAAGCGCCGACGTTCCCGATCCTCCAACTGTCAGCGCACTGCCGAGGGTCCACTCGCCGCCAACACCGTTGAATGTTATCGCGGCATTTATAGTCACGCCATTTGTAGTTACTGTTTTTCCGGTGGTGGTCGATGAAAAAGTTATCGCGCCAGTGCTGGACCAGATTGTCCCGGCTGCCAGCAACATTGACCCACGAATATTTAGCGTTGGGGATGTGCCTGTGGCGAACGTCACCGTTCCGGCGGATACGGTGATGTCGAGGCCCGCCAACGCGCCCGTCATCGTGACGGTGTAGGTGCCTGCCTGATCAAAGAACACATTGTCGGCAACGGTGGGGACAGAGAAGCCGCTACTTCCACCAGACGTGTCGGACCAGTTAGTGGTCGATGTTGTATTCCATGTTCCGGTGCCGCCTACCCAGTACCTGTCGGCCATTAAAGGTCCTCCGGTAACGGCGCGCTTACAATTGCAATCCAGTTATCGCGGCGCTGCTCCTTGAAAGCGTTTATTGCGGCGTCGGTCATGTCGTGGTTTTCAGGCAAGTGTAAAGCGTCTCTAAAAATCCCGTATGCAGTAGAGTATTCAAACTCAATTTTGATCATGCTACGCCTGCGTGGTTACCGCGACGACATCCCAAAAGGATTCGTCTGAATTGTAAACGCATCCGACGTAAGTCACTTTGCTTGCGGTAGTCGTAGTCGGGAGGGTTACGCCGATGGCCCTGAATGACCCGGAGCCTGCTACGGTCCAAGTCAGAAGTCGTGGCGTGCCGTCATCTTTGAGCCGAAATAGAAGTTTGTCGCCGTTGAGAGGGGTTCCGCCGGTTGCCGCATTTATAGTGAGCCCAGCGGCCAACGCCGTAAACACGTAAACATCAGCCGTTGCGATGCTTGGCGTGACTGAAGACGCCGACGCCGTAGACGATACGCGCGGGTCGATTCTCTTAGCTGACAGCGTTTGCGTGTCGGTTGTTCCGACTATGGCCCCCGTCGGCGCAGGCAGTTCTCCAACGACCCCGGCGTTATCGTACAGAATGCGCCCGGTCGTGCCGTTGACGATGGGGCTCGTGCCGATAGTAATATCACCGCCGCCGCCGCCGGCTTGCGTGATTGTTAGGCCGCTGCCGGAAAGAGATAGCCCGCTCACAGGCTCACGCTCCCCGACTGGATAATAGTTGCCGTCGCGGAACCCCCGCCGCTATTCAGCAGAACACGAACATAGCGGGGCGTGAAAGCGTAGTTAGTCTGTTGCGCCGTGGTAGCCCCGACGACAGCGGTGTCGGCGCTGTCAATCCACGTCATGCTGGCCGCGGTTGTGGGGTTCGTCGGGTCGTTGGGGTCATCCAACGACTGCTGAAGGGTGTAGTTGACCGTCCCGTTGACGTTAATCTGAACAGCAACGGCTGGAAGTGCCCACGGGTCCAGCATAACCCACGGTGAGCCGCCGACGCCGTTGGTGCCGATGGTGACGTTACCCGCCAGCGCCGCGCTGTTGGTGACGGAGGTGACCGTGTAGAAGTCGAGGTCAGTGTAGGTCGACGTGTTGTTGACGCCGGTCACGGCCTCGCTGAGCACGTCGCCGGCCCTGTTCGTCCCCGTCACCGTGAAGGTGACGCCCGTCTCGTTGGCGGTCGTGGTGATCAGAACGCGCCGGGGGGCTCCCAGCTGGGCTACGCCGCCCGAGACGAGGGCGCCGTTCAGCGTGAAGGTGGCGGCGGGGTTCTGGGCCTGCGCGATGCCGTCGGCATCGGCGGACGCCAGCGGACCTGCGGTGACAGTAATCGGGCGCATCTACAGGGCTCCTAGCATTTCACGTCCCACTTCTTCAGCGCAAGGTTGATGCGGCTGTTCGGATCGTGGGCGGTTTTGGGGGACGTCAGCTTCTCCTTCATCCCGCACATGCGGGAGCGGAAGCTGTCGCGGCGCGCGGCGGACGCCGGGCTGCTCTTGGCCTGCTCCGCGGTGACGGGAGGCTTGATGTTGTAGCCGATGGCGCGCAGAGACGCCCGGCCGGTGGCGTTCAAGCCGCCCGACGGATCCTTGCCTTCGCGACGCTGCCATGCCGGGTTACGGGCCATGTGTCCCTCGGAAAAAGAGGCGGGGGCCGAGGCCCCCGCCATCGGCATCAGCAGCCCTTGACCTTATGGCCCGTGGGCGGAGTGCCCGAGGCCGCAGAGGAGAGCGGGTTCATGTTGGAACCCGCTCGGCCGCCGCTCTTGCGCGGCTTGCGCCCGGCATGCATGGCGGCTGCCTTGCCGGACATCTTGACGGTCTTGCCCCCGCGCTTGCGCTCCCGGGCCGCCGACAGGATCGGTTCGGCGTCGGCGGTACGCGACGGCGGGCTGACGTCGGCGGTGACCACGCCGCCGCTCTTACGATGACGAGCCTTCATGGCTTGCTCCTTACGTCGGGTTGACGGCGATGCCGGTGGTGGCTGCCGTAGCGGCGGCACCATCGACGTAGATCTGGCCCCGAGAGGTGGCGTCGGTGCCGAACTCGGTGATGCCGACGAGGGTGCAGTCCTTCATCAGCAGCAGGCCGCCAGCCGAGGCCGGGAGCGTCGCGAGGGCGCTCATGGTCGTCGAGGTGGAGGCCACGTTGTTGATGAACGTGCAGCGGTCGAACTTCTGCCAGCGGTCGATGCCGGCAGCGGCCGCCACGATGATGCCCAGAGGCGTCGTGGCGCTCGTCTGGAAGACGAAGTTGCACTCCCTGAACGTGTTCCGCGTGGTGCCGCCCGAGAACTGCAGGGTGGCATTCGCCACCGTGCGCGCCACGGTATCGAGGCCGAGTTCGCAGCCGTCGAAGGTGTGCTCGCCGGTGCCGCTGATCAGCAGCGAACGGCTGGTGGTCGCCTGCGCCGAAGCCGCGTCGCCCGCGCCACCGAACTGGACGTTCGAGTAGTAGTTGCGGCCGCCGCTGTCGGTCCACGCGATCTGGCTGGCACCGCCGGTCGAGAAACCGTTGTACACCGAGAAGTTCGCGAAGATGCACCCCGAGGCCGACACCGTCACGAAGTTGCCCGACCCGAAGGTCGCCATCGTGTAGGTTCCCGACGGAGGGGCGATGCGTGCGCGCTGGCTGACCATGGTCGGGGCGCACATGCCAACGATGTGGCACGCGTCCTTCGCCCAGACGAGCGTGCCGGCGGTAGCCGCCGGCGTCAGGACCTGCGCGTTTGCCAGCGACAGGCGCTGGGTGGAGGCTGTCGTGCCGTCGCTGACGATCACGGCCACGTCGTTCTGGCCGGCCGTCATCTTGTACTGCGCTCCGTAGAGCGTCTGGAGGGGGCTGTCCGCCGATCCGGTGTTGCCGTCGCTTCCGTTGACGTAGTCGACGAAGTAGACGTTGCCGGTGGTCAGAGGAAGACCGGACATCCCCATGGTGGGGATGCCGGCGACTTCCAGCCCGCTCAGGTGAGTGATACCCATCAGGCACCCCCCGTTACTTTGAAACAAGCCATTAGCTGTTCCTTTCGTCAGAAGTAGAGGAAGAGAGTTCCGTGTGCCGTTCAAGATACCGAATGGCACTCGTCAAGATTTCGGGGCTGTCTTTCATCTTGCCGATGGCGGTATTGCAGTCGAAACAGAGAAGTCCGCGCACCTTGCCGGTAGCGTGATCGTGGTCGACCGCGAGAGCCTTCACCTTGCCATTACGCTTGTGCGTTTCCGGCTGCTTGCAGATGGCGCAAGCACCATCCTGAGCGGCGAGCATCAGCTCGTAGTCTTCCAGCGAAAGCCCGAAAGAAGCCCGCAACGAGCGGGCCTTCTCCAGACGCGGCGACGCACGGCGATAGGCACGGTGATACGCAAGCTTGCCTTCACGTGTCGTATGGTCGAATTCGCCGCCGATGCCGTTGAAGAGCGTCAAGTTCTCGTAACGGCAATCCGAAGGATCGCCGTTCTTGAACCGGACGCGCCTCTCGGGCCACCTGCCAGTCACGTAGAACCAAGCCAGACGACTATCGGTGATGTCGATGTTGTCTAGACGAATGCAGCGGTAACCGCGTGCGTCGTTGCGGCCACCGGCGCGGGCGCCGGGTTTTACATTCTTGGCGGGCCTGATCTTCCACGTGAACACGCCCGACGCTGGATTGTAGTCCAGCGCGTTGCGTATCTGTTCGTGGGAGAGGTTTGGCACTTTCGCTTTACCCTTCATCTGCTCCTCCAGTGCGGGGTATGAACCCTACACTGGAACGGCGGCTGTCTGCAAACCTGATTGGAAAGAGTCCTGAAAACCCTTTAAAATCAAGCCGTTGGAAAACTCCCGAAGATTGAACGAAAATTGTAGTAGCCGAACGAGTACCGTTCGTAGCCCTTCACCAGCAGGTTGTCGGTGACGAAGTCCACCTGCATGTCCGTCTCGAACTTGATGCGCTCCATGTAGGAGAGCCCGTCGATGTTGGTCATCAGGAACCACGAGTAGGCCGACGTCAGGAAGTCGTTGACCATGTAGCCCTCGGGCAGGCCGCCCGCGGTGGTCAGGATCGCGTTGACGTCGTTGTCGGCCGTGCCGGGGCGCAGCTCGGTCTTGGTCAGTCGGATGGCGACCGGCTCCAGCTGCGGCGGCACGATGAGCTTCCGGGCGCGGGCGAAGACCTTGAGGCCTGCCTGATCCTTGAAGTTCGTCCGAACCGCGATCATCGAGTTCAGCAGCGACGCCTCGTTCAGGTCGACCTGAATGGCCGGCTTGTTGGCGACCGTGCCGCCGTCGATGGGATGGTCGGTGGCGCAGAGCGCCTTGCCGTCGCCGCCGATGGAGGCGTTGTAGGTGGTCGCCGTGTTCAGGATGTTCGCGCCGTAGATCTCCTTGGTCTGCTGGAAGCTCTCGATCAGACCGAGGTTCGACGGGTGGAACTGCGTCTTGTACAGGTTGTCGTCGATGGCCTTGCGAGTGATCGCGTAGCCGAGGGCGATTTCCGTGTGCTCCTGATTGTAGACGAAGCGTTCGCCGGCGCCGTTGTCGAAGGCAGTCTGGCCGCCTTCGGTCTTCAGCTGGGCGAGCCCGAGGTACCGCATCTCGGCGGTGCGTTCGAGCGCCATCTTCGAATCGTGCTTGGTGAAGATCTTGTCGTACTGAGACGGGATCATCTCGTACTTGCCCTCGACGCCACGCAGGCCGGGGAGGAGCAAGTCCTTGATGGCGGAAAGATTAACAGCCATTGGTCATTACTCCTTAGCTGATGCCGGTGGGGCCGGCGCCGTTCGAGCGCAGCCATTCGTTGTTGAAGCCGACGATGACCTTGTTGTAGGCCGTGGTCGGGTCAGCACCGGGGCCGCCCGGCGGGGCAGCGATCAGGCCACGCACGATGAACGGGAAGGTCACCGTAGTGTTGGCGGTGTCGAGGTAGGCGCCGGACTGGCCGGTGCTGGAGTTGCCCGTGCCGATGGCGAACTGGGCGTACTGTCCGACCTTCGAGCTGGTGACCGTGGTCAGCGTGCCCGTGATGTTGAAGGTCGTGCTGGCGCCCATGACCTCAAACTGCGCGTTCGGGTCGTCGATGACGTAGGCTTCGACGTCACCCGAGGCATCGCTGCCGGGCCAGTAGCTGTTCCACACGGTGCGCTTCTGCGACACCGAGGTGTACTTGCAGCCGACGAAGATGC